TGAAGGATTGAACAATGAAAGCTGGAATTAGCCTTGCCGATTTAGCCGCCGAAGTGACCCGCCAGGCCAACACCAAGGTGGATTATCTGATCAACACGCAGGAGAGCTTGCGCATGTTGCCGATGCCGAACTTCCCCAAAGGCGTCGCGCTAGTCTCACTCGCCGCCGGTGCCGAGCACCTGCAACGCTTCAGCCTCACCGATACCGCTCATGATCAGATCGCGAGCTGGCTGGAGATCCCGCGCAAATATTACGACCGCCTGCTCATCGACCACCTGGACATGCTCTGCGATAACGTCAACAAGTTATTCGAGCGCGAGCCTGGCACACGCATGGTGCGCACGCTCGATGGCGCATGCCGTGCCTTCATGAGCGATCGATACCGCCGACTCGACAACGATTCGGTGCTCGCCGCCGTGCTGCCACAGATTCTCTCCGCCAACGAAGGCGGTGTGAAATCCCACATGGTGCTGCAATCGACCATCAGCGATCGGCAGATGAACCTCTCCGTGGTGTTCACCGATAAATCCCTCGAGCAAGATATCGGCGTGACCGCCAAGGGCGGACGCGACATCGTGCTGCCGGGCTTCAAGGTCGGCAACAGCGAGACCGGCCGAGGCTCACTCAACATGAAGGGATTCTTTTACCGCACCTACTGCATGAACGGATGCGTGTGGGCCGCTGATGGAACCGAGATCGAGTTTCAACGCAACCACGCGGGCGGCAAGCTCACCGCCGACATGGAGCGGGTCATCTTCACCGATGAATCGCGCCAGGCCGACGATCGCGCGTTGATGCTGCAGCTTCGCGACATGATCAAGGGCATGGGCTCGCCGCAGATCGCGCAAGCGATGGGCGATGCACTGCGAGCACTGAAGGATGGGCCGACGATCAAGAAGCCCAACGCCGCTATCGAGGTGCTCGCCAAGCAAGTCGGGTTGCAGGAGGGCGAGAAGGAATCGTTTCTCGCGAACCTGATCGCCGAGGCAGATCTCACCAGGTACGGCGCCATGAACGCCATCACCGCGATCGCCAACAGCGACGAGGTTAGCGATGACCGCGCGCACGACTTGCAGGAGATCGGGGGCAGCCTGATCACCATGACTCAAGCGCAGTGGACCGCGATTGCGAACGCAACGAAAGTCCGGGTCCTCGTAGCCGCCTAACCACCAGCGCGAGGGACAGCACACCTCGCGCCTTTTTTGGAGAAATCGATGTCTACCTTCATCTTGATATTTTTTTCAGTCGTGGCCGCTTCTGGGCCGTCCCCACAGTACCTCGGCGTCTATTCGAGCGAGCAAGCCTGCCAGGTGGCAGCGATCGAGACCGGCGCGATACTCGGCCAGTCGAAGCCGAAATTCTTGTGCGTGAGGCAATAACATGCTCATCCTCACAAGGCGAATCGGCGAGTCCGTGAAAATCGGCGACGACACGACGGTGACAATTCTCGGCGTGAATGGGAACCAGGTGCGAGTCGGCATCGCGGCGCCGCCAAAGGTCGCGGTGCATCGGGAGGAAATTTACGATCGCATCAAGCGCGACGAAGCCGGCGGCGATGCGGCGGTGTCGCCATGAGGCTCAAGCGCGGGGAGGCAGAGCCGGAGACCCGCCTCGGCATCTGTTGCGGCGATGAGTGCCGCGAGGCGCAAATTGCGAAGGGCACGTGGAACTACGCGCTGCTGTTCAAGGTGCCTGGCATTTCGCGCTATCGCTGCGATGGATGCTTTGCACGCGAGACCGGCGGGCGGCATCACCTGGCCGTCGATCTCGACACAGTCACCGAGGAGGAGTTGGAGGCCGCTGCGCAGATGCATGACCAGCTGGTGCAGCGATGAGCAAGCTAACCGAAGCCTTGGGCAAGGCGATGCTCGCCGAGCAAAAGGACCTGGCGCGCGGCAACGATCTGCTGGTGCCGTTTCGGGATCAGATCGCGCGCGCACGCAAGGAGGCAGCCTTGACGCAAGGCGAGGCGGCGCAGTTCGTGCACGTCGCGCGTCGCACATGGCAGGCGTGGGAGGCCGGCGAGAGCACCATGCCGGCGATCACCTGGGATTGGTTCAAGCTCTGCGCGCCGACCGTGGGACTGGTCACCGGCATTCGCGATCTGATCGAGGAGAACGAGGACGATCGCACTACGGTGAATTCAATCTGCGAGGCGCTCGGCCGAGCAGGCTTTGGCATGCGAAAGGCGCCGGTGCGAGCGAACGGATACGAGGCGCAGCTCTCGTATGACGAGGACGGCAACGCGATCGATTTGGGGCCTGGGGTAAACTCCGAGGGTCGCGCTTAGCTTCCCTTCAGTTTCGAGGCGTGACTATCCCTTTTGAGGCGGCCTAATCAGCCGCCTTTTTTTGCGGCTGCAATTCATCCGCCGCTTTCAGCAGCAACGGAATCAGATCGCGCAGCGGGATCGGCCGGCGCCGAAGTTCCATTGCGACTCGCCTCAATTCTTCGGCGGTGCTGGGTGGGCGATTCTCTGCCACGCGTCTCTCAGCTCGATCAGTTCGATGGTGTTGGCGGCGCAGGCTTCGAGATTGACTGCTTCGCGTCGATCGCAGTCTGAAGGTCCGGTGTTATCTGCGGGGCGGCAAACGAATCCGGAAGGGGCGGAAATATTGGGCACGGCGCGGCTTGAAACTGCGGCACTCGGGTGGGCGTCATGCAACCGCTGAGCGAGGCTATCGCGATCGGCAGTGAGAGCAGCAATTTTTTGATCATAGGTTCCTACTACCTGGCTGAGCGTGTTGGCGTTGTCGATGTTTGTGGTGTTGGTGCTGGCGAGCTGAGCGTTGCCGGATTTCTCCTCGGAGGCGACGCAGGCGGTGGTCGCGATGGCCTGCTCCTTGGTGTCGTGGTGCATCCACAGCATGATCACCGCGGCGATCAACGCCACGCCGCCGATGATCTCGGCGAGCAATCGATAGGGAGCGAGAGCGGTCACTCGATGTCATCCGTGTTGACGCCGAACTGCGTGGCGATCTTTCGGATAATACGCGCGAGCTTCGAAACTTCCAGGTTAGTGGCCTGGACCTTGCCATGCATGCCGTCCACAACGCTTGAGACGTGCGAGCGTGTTGCCGCATTCGAGTCAACGATTTGCGTCGCCGCATCGCCGACCCACTGCGGGTTATTGCGCTCCGGGATCTGCACGATGACCGGATGCCGCCAGCGCCAGATTTTCCAGGCTACGAGGCAAATCAAAACGTTTGAGAGCACCACGCCGGTGCCGATAAACCAGTGCCACTGTGTCCTTGTCATTTGTGCCCCAAAAAAGTTGCCACGGCCAAAGTAACGCCAATAGCGGTGAGCGCGATCGCTGCCCAATTTCGAATGCTGTCGATGCGCTTATCCACCTTGGCACTCAGCTCGACGGACAGCTCAGCCAGAGCACGTTTGCTCGCCTTCATGTTGCTCGTCGTCACCATCTTGGCAACCTGCTCGCGCAGGATGCGAAGCTCCTCTGTCTGAGCTTGGATGACCTCGCGCTGGAAACTCAAGTATTCGGTCGTTTGCGCGCGGTGCGGGTCGAGAATTCTCAAACCGCGCTGCGTCTGGTCGAGTTGATGGCTGATCGTGTCGGAAAAATCCGGCAGGTAGGACGACTCTTGTTCAGGCGGTGCGCCTCGCGGCGCAAAGCGGCTCACGCTGCCCGCTTCACCAAAAAGGTGTTGTAGAGACCGACTGTGAAGGTCACGCCGCCAATGATACCCATCGTGAGCGCCATGCGCTTGACCGGCACGAAATTACCGAGCATGTCCTGATGCTCATAGGCGTAGCCGAAGCCCATGCCCACGGCGCCGATCGCCTTGGTGCGGTGTGACCACAGCCATACCATGATCCAGGTGAGCTTCTGGCGCAGGTTTTGCACCATGTTCACGCGAAGGCTCGTCCGCCGTTCGATTCGAAGGCGTTGCTGAGCATCTGCATGGAATTGTGATGTTGATCCGGCGCGGTGGAACCGGCGAAGCTCGCCCAAATATTCGCGCACAGCTGCACTGCCGTCTCGATCTGGCCGCAGTTCACTGCGGTCAACGCGCCGTGCTGCTTGATGAGCCACATCGCGCAGGCGTCCTGGTAGGGACCGGCGAAAAGACCGATGCCTTTTTCGGGCATGCCGAAGAACTTCTTAAAATCGAGCCACGTGGGCTTGATGATCTGATAGCGGCCGGCGGCGGTGGAGACGCTATGCTCATAGTTCACACCAAGATCCGCCAGGCTCTCGCCTTCCCATTCGCCGGTGACGGACGGATGATCATCGAGCGACACGATGATGTGCGCGGGCTTCGGCGGTGCCGGCCGGTAGCAAACTCGATATGGATCTGGCGCATGCGCCGTGCCCTCGCTCACCGAGGCCATCGACAGAAACGCCTTCTGGTTCGTGGTCAGCGGAGCGAGGGCCTGCATGGTGTTAGATCAGCTTGGCAATGCAGACGCCGAGGATCGCGGCAGCGACGCCGATCACAATGACCGCAACCTTGTGATTGGTCCACAGCGACTCGATGGTGGAGAGTTCGTTTTTGCCGACCGCCTCGGCCTTGGTCAAATCGGCCTTCAGCCGTGCCGCGATGGCGGCTTCGTCATTCTGTAGATCCATTTTGTGGCCTCAAGTGGGGGAAAGTGGGAGACGGCGCGCAGTCTGCACCGCTGCCTTTTTCACCGCGTGGAGGCGCGTCGCGATTCGGCGTCAGGTTTCTTGAATTGGCTAAACCTGTGAACGCCGTCCCTCTTTCGTCAATTGAAGAGGCGCCACCGCTTACCCGTAGCCGCGCTCTGAAACGCGACCAGAATGGCCGCCGCGTTGCCGCCGGCCCCGGGCGTGAACTGCGTGGTGAGTGACTGCGGACTCGGCAGCACCTCGCCAGGCGCATAGGTTGCGACGCCCGAATAGGAATAGTTGCCGCCGCCGCCATTGTTCGCATTCGCCAACAGCGTGAAATCGGTCGGCGCCGTGATGACGTTATTGTTGGAGGTGCCGGCGATGTACACCAGCAGATCGTTATCAGCAGAGGTGCCCCAAGGTGATAGAGCGAACTCGCTTCCCGTGGCGGGGCAGAGCGCCGTGAAGGGCAGGCCGGTGCCGGGGTCCATCGGCGAGGAGCTGTCTCCCAAGTTATCGATGGCGAAAGCCACCATCGAGGCATCGTCGATGTTGCCGGTGGTCGTGACGGTGATCGTTTCCGCGTAAGACTCGCCGACCGCGAGAGGCGCACCCCAAAGCTCGAGGTTTTGGTAGACGGTGTCGGCGAGTCCTGTGATTCCCGTCAATCGCGAATAGGTGAGGCCATTGGTGCCGGTGACGCTGACCAGCGGCAGCGTGGCGGCGCTACCGCTCTCCTCGGAATGAAACGCCACGCACAGCATCGCCTCACCGGAAGAGCCAGGCACATCAATGGTGAAATTGCCGGTATCGGTTCCGGAAAAGGTGTGCGTGACCGGCGTGCCGATGACATCGGCAGTCGGCGCATCGGCAGGCGCGCACACGTAGGCGCCCATCGGCGAGGAGGTGGTATCGAAATAAAGATCGCCGAGGTTGAACAGCGTCGAGGGCGCGCCGCTGCCAAAATGCGTGGTGGTGCCGCCGCTCGATTCACTGCCCCCGCCGCCGCCTGGCGAGACGGCAACCTCAGCCGTCGAATCGGTAGCCGCAGTGACCACCGCGCCGCCGCCGGTGAAAAGAATGGTGCGAACATTATCGACGATAGTGGTGCCATCCGTGACGGTGACCGAGCCGCCGCCGGTGTCGCTCGATTGCGATCCGCCGCCAGCGTGCTCGCTCGCCCATGTGTTGATCTTGTCCCACGCATCATTGACCTTGACTTCAGGCTGCGCCTGGCTCGCATCGAGGTAATCAAGATCGAGTGGTGCCCCGGTGTTGGTGCCCGTATCGCTGCTCATGAGGATGCTCCAAGGTTGATGGTCGCCTGCCCCGGCGTGCCGCGGCCCACCACGGCGGACATCTGATAAATATTCACGCGCAGCTCACTCGGTGCCGAGGTGCCGAAGTCGGTCATGATCTGCGCGGCGGTGTAGAGCGCCTGGACGTCGGTCACCGCGATGGTACGAAGCACCGTGGTGCCGCCGCTGTCCAGAGAAATCACGTCCACCTGAAAGGCGAGCGTGGCTTCGCTGTTGGGGATATCAACGCCATCCATGAGCGTGCGGCCGAGCTTATCGCGCCGCGTCCAGGTGATCAGGATGTCGCCATCGGTCTGGTAGCGAGCATCGATATCGACCGGCGAGAATGGCTTCAGCGCAACGCCTCTCCCTGTGAAAGCCTCGGGAACGCCGGTCGAGAACGAGGCGCCGATCGACACGCCCTCGTAATCGTCGAGGTTGCCAATGTCGGCAATGTTGAGCGTGATGCGCGCGAGCGCGCCGGTGGCGAGCATGACGAAGCTATCGTTGACCTGGCTTCGGCCGATGGCCCACTCGGTACCGCGCCGGCCTCGAAGCAGCCGCGATAGCTGCCACTGCGCGGTGGCCACTTTGGTGGCGGTCGCAAACTGCACGATCTCCCAGCGCTGGTTAGCGCCCATCGCGGCGGCGTTGCCACCGGCCAGCACCGCATCATCCGAAATGGATTCGAACGAAAGGGTATCGCTCGGCAGCGTCACCTCGATCACCGTCTCGGTGTCCCACGTGTAGGCTTGGCTCGAAGACACGGCGACACTCAGGATGCCGGCCTCCGACTCCACCGTCTGGCTGTACTGCGTGACCCAGGTCGATCCGCCGTTGGTCGAGCGGTATAGCGTCGCACCTCTGAAGGTGTTGCCAGCGGCCCAGGTGCGCATCACGGCGGTGTAGAAGCCGGCGCTGGCATCAGCGTCTTGCAGCGCCGGCAGATCCATCAGGTACAGCTCGGTGGCGCTGATGACCACCAGCACCGGCGGCACGAAGGTCGAGGGCGGCGCGATGGCAACGCTGGTGTAGCTTCGATCATCGTCCGAGACGCAGGTGAGCACGCGCAGCACGCCGCCTGAGTTTTGATCCTTGATGATGCGCACGCGCACCGTGAAGCCATTCACCGGTATCGCGATCGGATCGCCTCCCTCAAGCTGCGCCCATTCGGCACCGACGTTCACCGTATAGGTGGTGCGTCCGTTCCACGCATCCGCCCACAGCACCTCGGCCGCCTGCAAGGCTTGCGTGTCGCTCATCGCGATCGGGATTGAAACGTCCTGATCATTGACCGCTATGGTGGTGGGGCGAAACGGCGAATCCTGCTCACCCGCCTGGTAGTCGCGTTCTGTTGCAATATAGTGGTACCGGATGCGTCGTGGCAGATCAGAGTCCAGCGAACGAAGTGCCGTAACACTCGGCGGCACAGCCTCGCCGGCCGAGGTCGCGTCAAAAGCGCCAATATCGTCAGCGCCAAGAGTAGCGACCAATGCCTTGCCGCGAGACTGGAAACGGATGGTGAGGCCACTCTCCACCGAATCGAAAAAAGCCACCGATCGAAGCGGATTGATAACATCACTCGCCGATGAAAGCGCGCTGACCTGGTAGCCATCGACGGTGATCGCCTCCATATCCGACACATCGATGTCGGTCACGCCGGCTCGCTGGCAGGCGCAGGTGATGATATCAGCCACGCTGACACTCGAACCCGCGCCGGTGCAGATCTGGCTCTCGACCGCCCACGCGCCATTCACCCCATTGTTGGTCGGCGTGACCGGATACTGGCTGCCGTAGGTGTAGCCGGAGGGCATGGTGCCGGCGGCCACCGCTGCCTCGTAGGCGGCAGTCCAAAACGCTTCCGTGTTGCTCGCATCGGAGACGAGAATGCAGGGGTTCAAGGGATATTGGACCACCACATCGAGCGCAACGCCGAGATTGGCGAGCGCCAGATATTCATTGACGGTATCGAGCACCCAAGGCGCCGAGAGCTGGTAGTCGCCGTTGTCGAGGATGCAGTAGCCCGGCAGCGGCGCGACCGGAAGGCCATAGCAAACCGGCGCTGGGATGCCGAGCGTTCGAGTGACCTTGACCATGTCGTTGGTGAAGAAAAAGACATGCGTGTCGGGATCGCCGCCGCAGTCCGATGAGCCTTGCCAGCGTCCGCTCAAGCTGGTCGCGATCGTGTACACGCCGTTGCCAGCCGAGCCGATATCACCGCCTCCATGATCAACGCCTCCCATCCACATCATCATGTCATTAGCGCCAACGAACTCGCACTCGGTGGCCGGATCGTCATTCGGCAGGATGTCGAAATGCACGCTGGTCGAGACGTTCTGGTTATAGAACATGTTGACGCTCAAAAACTCACCCGCAGGCTCGGCGCCGAGATTCGTGCCGTCCTCATTCATGACGGGGCTTCCAGGGAAGATGCCATGCACCGCGTTGGCATTCGCCGACCATCCATAGAGCTTCGCCTGATAGCCGCCAATGGCGATCGCCGCATCGAGCATCGTGACCACATCACCGACCGGGTTCACGAAGCCCTCGTCGAAGTAAAACGCCTGATATTGGTAGGTGCCGGTTGGGTCGCGCGGATCAAGCTCACCTTGGTTGCCGGGATTGCCCCACGGCGCCAAGAACCAATTTGATGAAGAGTTCGCCTCGGTGCAGTCCCCGGCGCCACTGGTGAAGCACTCGAATTGAAAATTCGGATGCCGCCAGCCTTGCGCGGTTTGCAGAAGACGATTCGGATACACGATGTAGGCCAGGCCCTTGAAGGGTTGCAGATTGCCGACGCCATAGAGCGCCTCGAAGGTGGGGTCCGGCTCCTGATCCTCGCTGCCGAGGTACAACACGAAGGTCTCGGCGTAGACGGCGCTGCCGGCGAGACGCTGCGAATATTGCTCGTCGGTCTCCGCGACGGTGCCGGTCTGCGTGTTGGCAGCCTGCTGCGGCCTGATGTCATACACCAGCGTGCCGTTCTCCCAGATGCGCGAGACGCCGCCGATCGCCTGCTGCAAATCGATCGCCGATTCCACCAGCGCGATGCCGATCGACTGGTTGTACTGGTAGGTCAGCTGCTCAGGCCCGCCCTTGCCGCCTTGCTCGTTGGTCGATTGCACCGAGGGCGCAAGCAGAATGACGGTGCCGGCGACCGAGAATGTGCCAAAGCCGATCGGGCATGGCTCACCGAGATCCGCGGTGGTGGTTCTATTGTCGGTGAGCTGCGGGCCGCGAGGCAGCTGAGTTGGAAAGAGCGCCGAGCCTGCCAGGCTGCCGAGTGCGAAGCCCAGCTCCGGGTTGCCGAAGTAGGCACCCACCACCGTGCCAACGACGGTGAGGACGGCTTGGCCGATATTACTGATAGATCACCAGCGGAATCGCCCAGATCGAATGCGTGCGCTGCCGCCACTGGCCACCGTAGGTGTGCTCCACCACTTTGCCGTTCGGCTGGTTGCAATGAATGATCGTGCCATCGCGCGTGAGCACCGCGCCGTGGCTCGCGAACTGGTGCAGCGGCCATTGCACCGTGACGAGAGCGCCAGGCTGTTCGGGGATCTGGCGCGTGAGGTCTGCCAGCTTATCGAGGAGCAGGCGCTGCGGGTTGCGCGAATAGTTGATCGGCAGCTGCTCGAGGAAAATCGATGAGCCGATTTCGTTGGCGCCGGCCGCGATGAATCCCAGGCAGTCGCACCCCAATCGAGTGCGACCCTGGTGCAGAAACTTCACGCCGAGCCATGTGCGATAGTTGCACAGCAGATCATCGACGCCGATCAAGAGCCAAGCTCCTGTGGTGTGGTCGGCCCTGCGGTGATGGCCATGATGCCGGGGATGAAGCTGCCGTGGGCGCGAATGTTGGGCAGGTTCCCGTAGAAAATACACGTGGACTTTTGCAGATCGCATCCGGCCTTGAGCGTGAAGGCGTCCTCCGGATTGACGGCCTGCGGGAATTGTTCCCAGAATTTGATCACGCCATCGTTGAACAGCGGATCGAGCTGCACCTGGCGCACCAGTCCCACGTTGGCGCCGCTCGTGAAAGTCAGATAGCCGCCGACGAATCGCATGCCGGTGGTGTCGCCGAGCGAGACTTCGAAGGTGCCGCGATCGGTGACGCTGCCGACAGTGCCGGTGGTCGATGGCACGACGAATTTGCAGCGGTGATCGCCGAACTGGGCGTTGCACTCCACGGAGAATGTTCGAATGATGATCTGCTGGAGCAGCTGCGTGAGGCCACGAACCTCGGTGGTATAGCTGCCATCCGAGGTCTGCGTGATCTGGCCGAGCGTGCCGCCACCGGCGATCCAGTAACCGTGCGAGGGCGCCGCCCAGTTGCATACCAAGATCGTCACCGGCGCCGTATCTAGCAGGCCATCAGCGATGGCATTGGCGCTCACATCAATCACCGTGGCGTATTGCGGCGAGTCATCGGTCTTGTCGGGGAAGGCGCCGCTCACATCGAGGTTGTCTACCGACAGATCGGTGTTGGACGATAGATCACCCATCGTCACGTTGGCGATGGCCTTATAGGTGCCGGCGTACTCATCCACGGTGGTGTCACCGGCCGGCGGCAGCGTGATGTCGAGGTCATGCTCGGTGCCGCGGATCATCTCTCCATTGCTCATCTCGATCGTCCAGCAATAGGCGAGCGTGGTGCAATCGGCCTTCAGGTCAGCGAGCAGTAGCGGCGGTATCGTTTTCACCAGTTCTTTCCTTCTAGCGAGCCCGGCATGTTGGATCCAATCTTAAGAACTCGACCGCAGTAGGGGCAAAACGCGAAGCGCTCCACGATGAAAGGCCACAGGTAGATCGGCTTTTGGAACTGCGTGCACGCGTTGAAATAGCCATCGCCATTGACCATGCGGCGCCATCGGCAGCGACTTACGCGAGCGGTTGGCGCAGCTCGGCCAGCTGCACCGTCACATTGAGGATCTGGTAATTGCTGAAGCTCGGATTTAACTGCGCGTCGAATCTTACCCACACATCGAACTCCCCACCCCAAAAGCTGGGCGTGCCGCTGAAGCCTCCGCCGATCGTCACCAAGCCGGTCGCTTCATCCAAGGTCCAGGTGTCCTCGGCCTGCGCGGTGCCCTCCTCATTCGAGATCATGATCGTGGAGCCGACCGGGCGCTGAATGTAGCGTGACTGGGTGAACGGACCGAAAGTGTAATCCTTCACCAGCCGATACGAGGCGGGAGAATCGCCGCTCGATACCAGCGGCTGATCACTCGCGCTCGGCTCATCGCCCAGATCGCAGCTTTTATAATCGAGCTGATCCTGAAAGCGAAACGCATTCGACATGCCGCCGACCGCCTGCCATAGCTTGTATATCTCGAAGATGTCTTCCTGCGACTGATCGCCGGTCGGCACCGAGGTGTACTTGGTGAGCGACTGCGACCACACGCGCTGGCGTCTTTCGTAGCCACCCTCGCGCTGCACGATCTTGACCAAGAAATTTGGCTCGGCGACGAAGCCGTAGGAGCTGATGCAGGCGGGGAAGACTGCGGCGGGGTCCGGCGTGATCACGTCAACCATTTCTCCGTGCGGCGATCGAAAGCTGCCTTGCGGCCGAGGCGGCGGCCTGGCCCTGGCTCTGGCGTGTGATAGTGCCACCCGGCGCGCTCAAAACGAAAGTGTTGGAGACCGACAGGCCCTGGCCGCCGCCGCTCGACATCGGCTGGATGTGCATGTCCTTAGAGCCTGCGTACGCAAGCTCGGGGCCGTTCTCGCCGACCACGGCATAGCTGCCACGCGACATGTTACCGCCACCGGCGAAACCGTTGAGCGAGGTGAGCAGGCTGGAGGTGTTGTCGGTGACACCAGCCAGCGCATCGGCGTTCATCGAGGCGGTTGGCCCTAACGTGCTCGATCCGCCGGCGCCGCCGAACAGCCCGGAGAGAAAGCCGAAGCCGTTGGAGGAGCTGCCGCCGCCTGAGCCGCCCTGGCCGAACAATCCCGCGAGCAGCCCTGGTGCACCGCCGGCCGGTCCGCCAGTGCCAAAAATCGATTGGCTCAAGTCCTTGCTGACCATGTTCGCGAGATCCTTCTGAATCGACTTCACCATGTCGGAAAACGCCGCCTTGAAGCCCTTGGCGCCGGTGATCAGGTCAGAGAAGTTATCGGCGAACGCGGACTCCAGCTGGCCCCGAATTTGGTTCTCCAGCTGGTTGGTGTTTTTTTGCAGGTCGATGATCTGAAGATTGAACTGCTGAGTTTGCTCGGTGAGCTTCGGGATATTGGCATCGTCACTGATCCCTTTGAGCTGCGTGTAAATCTGCTGCTGGTTGGTGATCTCCGTTTGCTGGAGCGCGTTCAGCTGATTCTGTGCCGCGATGTCGGTGATGGCGCCGGTGGCCTGGGCGAGATGCACCTTGGCCACCTGCTGCTCATAGTCGGCCTGTATCTTTTGCGACTGGAGCATCACCTCGTTGTATTGCGCCTGCGCCGTTTCGGCATCGCGCGCGCGCTGTACCGTCGCCTGGCCCGAGGTATCTCCTCGAGCTGCCAGGTTTTGCGTGAGTCCCTTGTTGGAAAGATCGAAGGAATGCTGTGCGGCCGCCACCAGCTTGCCGTTCATTTCGTCCAGCTTATCGTTGAGCGCCTGGACCGCCTTCTGGTCCTTGTCGTCGATGATGGCGTTGTTCAATGCGGTAATCGAAGCGCGCGCCGCCGCGCCACCATCGGCAAGACGATTGAGTGCCGCACCCAGCTCGCCGGTGCTCAACTTATATTTTTCAGCGGCGACGTCCGACTGATCCAGCTTGTCCTTCTGCTCGGTGAGCGAGTTGATGGCATCCTGCGCGGTCTTGGTGTCCTTGCTCTGCTGAAGCGCGTGCGCGTAGGCGAGTGCCGATTTCGCCGCGGCCTGGCCGGCGGGGCCGGCGATCTTCAGCTGATCGGCCAGCTCGCCGACCGAGAGCTTGTAGCGCGCCGCCGCCTCGGCGCCCAAGCCGAAGGACTGCGCCTGGGTCTGCAAGCTCTGGCTGAACTTCACCAGCGCCTTATCGGCCTCGTCCTGTTTGGCGAGCGCCTCCGGAGAGCCCAGCTGATTCTTGCCGCCATCGCCGGTGCCGCCTTTCGTCGCCGCATCCGCCGCCCCCTTGGCGCCGCGCTCCGCCTGCGCGATCTGCTGGTCGGCGGTGTCCTTAAAGAGCGCCGCCTGCGCCGCATCGTAGCGGGCGATCACGCGCTGATTCTGGTCTTGCAGGTCTGCGAATATATCGGCCACCTGGCTGAAATTGCCATGCGCCGCCGCGACCGCCGCAGCGCCGGTGGCACCGATGACGTTCCCGAGCTCCTCGAAGCCGCCCATGACTTCGAGCACGACGTAGGCCACGCCTTTGAGCACCGTGGCGATGCCATTGCCGAACGTCGAGACCGCCTCGGCCTGCGAGGAGGTGCCGGTCAGTGCCTGGCTCAAGCCGAGCAGCGCCGGTGTCAGGTTGGTGACGATCGCCACCTTCAGCTGGCCCTCGGTGGTGGCGGCGAGCTGCGCGAAGGATCGCTCTGCCTCCTCCGCAGCTTTGGCCGCTTCGTTGGAGAACGCGGCACCGGCCGCTATGGCAGCCGCCTCGGCATCGTGCAGGGCCGCCGAGCCTTGATTGAGCGTCGGGATGTTGGCAGCACCGGCGCGGCCCATGAGCGTTTGCGCGATAGCTACCTTGTTGGCGCCATCGGCCGACTTCGAAAATGAGTCGGCGATCTCGTCCTGCAACGTCGCCGCGTCCTTGATGTTGCCGCTGGCATCGTGCACGTCGATGCCGAGCAGGCGAAACGCCTGGCCAGCCTTGCTGGTCGAATCACCCGCAGCCTCCGAGGCGGCGACGTTCAGTTTCTTGAAGGATTGCGCCAGCTCCTCGGTGCTGATGCCGGAGCCGGCGGTAGCGATCTGAAACGCCGAGAGGGTCTGCGCCGAGACGCCGGCGGTCTGAGAGAATTTCTCCAGCTGCGCCGCGCCCTCCAAGGCGCTCTCGCTGAATTCCACAATCTGCTCGATGGCGAATGCACCGGCGATGTTCTTTCCCAGCTCGGAGAACTTTTCATCGATACCATCGAGAATGTCCTCCTGATCCTTGGCGAATTTGTTGAGCTTCTGCGTCGCCTGGTCGAGCGCCTTCACGTACTGGCTGTTGTCAGCCTGCATGCGCACCACGAGGGCAGCTAAATCAGCCATGGCTCATTTCCTTTTGCGGGGCGGTTTGCGTTTGTCGCGTTCGGAGCGGCGGGCGCCATCTTCCATGAACGCGTGAATTTTGGCCAGCTTCGCCCGCTTCACGGCACGCGGATCGCGCCACATGAATTTGGTAAGCGGCAGCAGCGGATTGTCCTTGAGGTGCGGGCGCAGCAGCTCGGCGGTCATGAAGGCGGCATGCCAATTATCGCGCCACGGCCCCCACGGCTCGGCGATCCAATAGTTGCGCCAGCCAGAAAGCTCACGGTCCGAGACGCTGTTCAGCAGCTCGTCCACCGAGCGGCCCAGCAGCGAGGCAAGACGGAAGAGAAACAGCTCCTCCGCGTCTAGCTCGCCACTGGGGTCTCCTCTTTTGGGTCGGTGGGATCATCGTTGCCGAGCCGGAACGCCTCCTCGGAAATTGCCTTCATGACGGTGAAGGGAAGACTATCGGCTGTCTTCTGCTGCGTTTCGAACTTCGGCTCCAGGCAGCACTTCCATGCGACGAACGCCTCCAGGTGCACCTTGGTCTCTGGTGTGGCGATGAGCTTGCGAACACCAATCATGTCCGCGCCGGAAAGCTCGCGGACCAAATAGGACTTGCCTCGCACCGTGATGGTGTTTTCCTTCATAGGCTTCAGCCACCCGTTTCGGTGCGCGTGATGCCGCCGGTGATTTTGCCGGTGAACTTGATCACGTTCTGCTTGGACACCGAGGGGTCGATTTCCCAGCTGAGCATCGCCACGCGAAACTGAAAGGTGCGCGCGATCGGCGAATCATCGCCCATCTGCAATTGCATGTTGATGGTGTCCTTGTCCTCGACGTTGCCGATCAGCTGTTCCTGCGTGTCGTTGTCGAGCGAGTAGTTGGCGGAGAGTGAGATCTCGTTGCCATCGCCCAGGCCCGGCACATACTCCTTGTCGCCGCCGGAGCAGAAGGTCGTCACTTCCACCTGATCGTTCTTGGTCCCGATGCCGCCGATGTCATCCACCTCGCAGTAGCGGGTGAAAACTTCGGGTGATGCTCCGTTGCCCACGGCGATGTACGCCTTGCCAACGAACGCTTCCGATTGCACTGCTTCAGTCATTTTAAGCTTCCTCCTGATACCACACGTTGAAAGTCAGAATCTTCCGGATGGTGCCAGGCTCGGGATCTCCAGAGTCCGACTGGTTGAGCAGGAACACCGGTCCCACCGGAACATCGCCCATCACACCTGAAAAGTTTCGAAGCGCCTTGGCGAGCGCGCGGGCGCATTGTGCCACTTGCGTCTTGCCGTCCCCAAACACATCCACCTGCCATTGGCTCGATACGAGAAGATCCTGGCCGCAAAATTTCTGCTGGCGCTGCTCGGTGATCTCGGTCCAAAGAATCTCAGGCAGGGGCCTTGGACCTTGCGGCCGGCGGTAGCCGTAGATGCGATTGCCGACGATCGCGGTCACCGAATCGACGGTGTTGCAGTAGGCGATCACCGCCTCATCGATCGTCATCATACTTTCGCCGCCTTCTCCACATCGCGGGCGAGAGATTCGCGAAACGCCTCCTCGGCATCGCTGCGCGAGTCGAAGAAGGCGCGCCTGATCCACGGCTGTGCTCGCATGTAGCGGGTGCCAAATTCGAGGAACAACACCGCGTAGAAGGCGCGCTTGCGTACCGACATGATGGCGCTGCCGATATTTTTCGCACCGTTCAGCGTGGTGATGATGCGAATGTTTTCCTTCGCAAATCCGGGCGCCACCAGCAAGCCGTCATAGGTGCGAAACGGCTCAGTGCCGACCGGGATGGTGGCCACCGCGAGCGTATAGGTGCACTTCATGCCGGCTCGCGCGGCACGTCGCAGCGCCTGTCCGTCATCGAGCTTGCCCAAGCTGATCAGCTGGCGAGTGAGATCGCCCACGCCTTCAAGGGTGGAGCGCGTCGCTGGCATTACGAGGGAGCGCCGCTGCGATAGCCGGAAGAATCGCGGCGGATGCACTGCAGCTGCAATGCCCAGCGCATGGTTCGATCGCGCAGCACGCCCTGGATGTCGTAGTAGTCAACGAGCTGCGGGCTCGCCGAGACTTCGGTGACATGCCGAAGACGCATGGCGTTGGGCGCGAGGCCCTCAAGGCCAGGCCGCCAGCGGATCACGATGTAGGTGGTGATCTGCGAGAGAATCGTGGAGGCCACCACCGTCTCGTTGCCGCGATAGTCGGCGAAGCCAAAAAGAATGCCGGTCGCAAATTTGGTGTAGGTTCCGGTGAGCGGCGAGCCGGCGGTATCGAGACCATCGGGAGCCTGTTCCAGATCACCGACGAAGCGCATGTCGCCGGGGTTGAGCGGTTTAAAGTTACGGGCCGAGGCCATCACTTCACCTCGACGCGAATTTTCATCGAGCCGATCCAGCAGCCGAGACGGATGAACCACGCGCCGATCTTCATGCGCAAGCCGATGAGATTCGGCATGTGCGCGGTGAGAGTCACGTTGATCGAATCGAGCGATGCCATCAGCCGCTCCGACCGGGGGACAGAGCTGCGGTGTCATTCGTAGTTGAATGCACTTGGTCCGCAGATGCCCCCGGCCCACCCGAAGGTGGCACTGGCGCAGCGACGTTGTATGAGATTTCGATGCGGCCGGCGGCGCGCTTCTTGGCTTCGATGCGAGCCTCGACTTGCTCTAGCCGGCGACGAATCGCTATCGATGGAATGAAGCTTCGCGCCTTGGCGCATTTGCCGCAGGGCATTTCAGTTAACTCCGAGCGCGATGCGATACGGGAACAGCGCATCCTCGCAGCGCTCCTGAAACGTCTGCATGGTCTCCGGGTTGCGATCGAACATGATTTCGATTTGCAGCAGGATCGCTTCCTTCACATCTCGGCGCAGAGACTTCGATTGATCCTGGCGGATCGGATTGTCGCGCCAGTAGGCTCGCGTCTGGTCGGCATTCCAAAAAGGAAAGTCCAGCGTCGGGTCATCCTGATCGAATAGGTTTTGGTGCTTCTCGCGCCAAATGTTGGGCGAGTCAACCGGATCGGGGAGTGCCACCGCGCTCGAATCGGTGGGATCGGTCAGCTCCATCAGCTCGCCCAAGGATCGTTGCGTGTAGCCTTCCGCCCAGTCGATTGCGGCACCGATCAGGCGCATGATGCGCGAGTCGTGAATGGTCAATCCCTCGTCGATCGAGAGCTGCTCCTTAGCCTCCTCGAGCGTGATGTACTGACTGCCGTTGATCTGGCTCGCGTTGCTGCCTTGGCTGCTCATCGGTAGTGCCTCGCAACCCACGGATGTTTGCGCTGAACGTAAGGGTCCCAAGGGTCGTGAGCCCCATGAAACACAACGATACGGGCGCCGGGAGGCAGATGTCCACCTCTGGGCTGAAGCTGATTGCGATAGCTGTACACGCCATCCTTCGCCGTGAACTTCGGCTCGTCGGGACCGAGGCACACCGCGATCCATGCCTGATCGCTTCCGATGTAGCGCTTCTGAAGCCCGAGTTTCGGCGAGGTGAGCGGATCGAATTTGGCCCACAGCTGCGGCCTGGTTCCCAGCCGGTTGTAGATGATGCTGCCGTTGTAGGGAGTGCCTTTCGCCGTATCTCCGTACATCCGGAACTCCACCTTCGAATCGAACAGTGGCGTGATGTCGGCGGTGATCACTACATCGAGGTCCAGGCTGACGAAGCGTGGCGTATCGATGAATTTATGAGCCTCTTCAGAGAAAATTTTGAGGCGGCGATAACACGATGGGTACGCGAGACCGTGTGGGGAGCGCAGTTTGGTGAAGTCATCCCAGAGCTGCACGGCGCGGTGGGGCCTCGGCACTTCCTCCGGTTTGTCCGTGACGCAGACGAAATCGAAGGCGCCGCGGTAGTGCCTGGCGATCATGTTGTGGAGCACCGATATCGTCTTCGGATCAAACTTCGAGCGATACCCTGACACCGGCGTCCAGCGCCAGCACACGAAGGTGATTGGCTCCAAGCTCAGCGGTTCCAGTGCCCCACCAGGTGATACGGGAACGAGAGATTCCTCGGTTTCCATTCTTGCTCCATGGCGCGTTGGATCTTGATCCGCGCAATGGCGCCAGCATCGATCGGATCGCCCTTGCGGGTGTAGGTGGTGGTCGAAGCATCGGCGATCGTGGTGCGCGGCACGCGCCAGAGCTTGAGCTTGTCCAGTGTCTCGACGCCGAGCACCTTGGTCTGCACTCGATCGCGAAACTCCGAGTCGGTGCCGTAGTGACCGGCGAAGCGCTCATCGTAGCCGCCGATCCGCCAGTACATGTCTCTGGTCATGAACCAGGAATTTGGATGCGGGTGATAGTCGGTGAGCACCGGCGCCTTGGCATCCTCATCCAAGGTCATGCGCCCGAATTTGTATGCCTTGGTCTTTTCCCACTTGCGCGCCAGCAGCGCCTCGAACGTCGATCGAGGGATCAGGTGATCGATGTCGGTCAGCAGCAGCCAGCGCGAGTCGGCTTGGTGCGCCGCGATGTTGCGAGCCGCGTCCTGATTCCAGCGCACATCGACCTCGATACGGTAGATCGACAGCGGCATGCCGATTGGGCGCCCTTCGGCGGGGTTCGACGGCGATCCGTCATCGACCACGATCAGGCGCAGTTCGTCGCGCACCACTGGCGGAAGCGCAGCAAATGCGCTCAGCTGGCGATGAAGCATGCCAGGATTGAGGTAGTAGGCCATGCAAACGGTGATTCGGCTCATTTGTTCCCCGTGGAACGTTTGCTAAGTTCTTGTTTTTTGGCAGCTAACTGCCTTCGTGTGGGGTTTTTGCAGGCGCTCTTTCGACCCCGAATCAGCTCCTCGGCGATATTTTCGGCGCGCTGTTTGAAGCTAAGCCTCGCCATGAGGCACCCCGCCAAACGAAGGGAGAGGCCGCCTGGCAGGCGATCCTCGCCCCAGCTGAGGCACTACACGCACTGCCTCGATATCGGCTCGCTGAAGCTGCGTCATGAGCCCAGCCAGCTCGGTTTCCCACTCGGCGAGCTTGCCTGGCTTGGTGCCGCCGCCGTTCTTCCAAGGATAGTCGGGGTACCAATGGCGCTCGCCGCGAGGGCCGAGGCGCAGATCGAAGCCGACCAGGTACAGCTGGCGCGGCTGCATTTGGAACGCCAAATTGAGCGCCACGGCGCCTGAATTGGTCCCATTGAGGAAGCCCGGCTCATTTTGGAAAAGCGTCGAGGTGTGATCGCAGTGGTAGCGCCGCACGATCGCCGGCAGCTCTGGGACGGCGCGCGCTGCGGACGAGCGCAGCCACACCTCCTTGCCGGCCTGTCTGGATATCCAGCTCGCGCGATTTTCGCTCCACAGCCGATCCATCGAGACGCAGATGTCCCACCGAGGCGAGTAGTAGGCGGCATCGTTGACCGCGATCACGATGCCAGGCAGCAGCGTCAGATCGAAGGCGCGCGCCGAGTAACCGCCTGCGAGGACGCACGCCGTCGCCGGCCGCTCGCTCATGGCTGAAACAACCAGGTGTGGTGCTTCGCCGCTTTCGTCACCAGCTCGGGTTTGCCGAACTCATCGGACAGCTCGCCAAGCCACTCCGGCTTGTCGGTGCGAACATCGAGGATGAGCCGCGTCACGTTGGCGACGCAGCCGGAGCGCACGATCGGCAGGTACACGCTCGGCGCGAAGTGAAAGCACCAGGATTTTTGGCTGACCACCAGATCCCAAAATCGAGGAGCGAGCTGCGCGGCTCGCGCGGCATCGATGCCGTAGACGTTGCGCACGCCATTGGCAGACAGAAATTTTCGCGCCACCTCGAAATTCGAAAACGTCTTGGAGTGGCTCGTCACGAAGGGCGGGTCGGCGAACCCATCGAGAATCGTCACCATGCAGGTTGGCTCATACGCGCGGCTGAGCCACACGCTGATCCCCGACATGCCGCCACCGACGTCGAGAATAGAGGCGCACTCGGTCGGCAACCATGGACGCATCGCTTCGAACTCCGCGGCGAGCTGCATCTGATACGAACGCAACCACAGCTCGCCATCAAGCCGCATGTCATCGATAGCGCCGCGCTGCGCGATCAGATACGGCAGAGCCACCTGCGGGATCGCGAGGCTGATCACTTCCACGCGATGACTCGCAGCTCCTTGCCGCGGTTAGAGATATCAAGATCGCGCCAGGCCGAGGCGGCGAGCTTCTCGCGCCACCATTCCTCGCCCTCGACGATCAGGTGGGCATTGCGCCCGTCGGGAAGGATCGCGTTTGCGGCGCGCATGCTGATCACCAGGTAAGCCACGCGCGCTGTGAGCCTGAAAATGTGGTCAAGCACGGCCTCAAGTTTCGTGGGTTCGACATGCTCCAGGACGTCTGTACACGCCACGAGGTCACAAGGCTTGGGCAGCTTTGAGCGCTCGGGGATGCCGGGGTCGTAGCCTGATACACGGCGGGGCTTGAGCGCCTCGGCGAGCATGTTTTCACCGCAGCCATAATCGAGAATGGTGGCGGGCATGGTCTTGTCGCACAGGGCAGATATTTCGCGAGCGTGCTTGGCACCATCGGCTCCCCAGCGTTTTGCGGCATGCAATTTCTCCAGCTGCGATTTGTAGCCCTGACTCACCAGCTCGCTCGGCAGGCGCTTGTAGGCACCTGCGTGGCGCATGAACATCCCGATGTGGCCCAAATCGATCGCGTGGATATTTTTCTTCGCGAGCCTGAAGGCCAGAGCCGTCGCCGTGGCGCCGAGGCAGAGCAGCACACGCGCGTGAGGGTTTGGCGCCTGGCGCACGCGGTTGATGATCTCCGCCTCCAGCGTGTCGATCACCTCGTAGGCGTGCTGGCGCGGGCCGTTCACCTCCATGAACCAATTGCACTGCGCCGAGATCATTTCCGAGGTGAGCGATTTTTTGTCACCGACGACCAGCACCACGTCCTTGGCCTGCCACAGCTGCGCGACCTTGGCCCAGTATTCGTCGGTGTCGATCCACGGCGCATTGTCGGGGCGCGTGATGAACGAGCTGTGGTAGGGCCGATCCTCGAGCAAGCGCGAGAACTTGGGTTCGGTATATTTGACCCATGACTCCTCGCGCGGGCACCCGCTGAAGGGATTTGGGATGCCCACTATGTATTTTTGAGTCTTTCCCGGCCGCAACGCCGCGCGCAGCTCCTGGGCGAGCCTGGGGTTAGCACGCTGCGAGGTGCAGCCGCCCTCGATCGCGCAGCGCCACTCGCCATCGCCGAAGCGCGCGATCGAGTTGCCGGCGAGAATCGCGTCCAGCGTCAAGTCTTCAGAAAGTATTTGCGGATACTTCATTCGATCGCCTCTGCCTTGGTGCCCATGATCCAGAAACCGATTTTCAAAAGCGCCATGCCGATCCACACCCTGGGGAGGAAAACGCGGCGGGAGGTCAGGCGCAAAAACGTCTGGCGTGGGGGGTTGCGCTCCTCGTCTGATCCGGGGAGCAGGTTCGCGTTTTCTATGGCAGCGCCTCCTGAATCGTGGCGCGAGGGTAGCAGTCGAGTGCCGTTTTCCGCGAGCAGTTTATAACCTCGACGCCGGCCGCCTTCAGATCCTTGCCCACCGTCGCCATGTCTTTCTGCCATTGGTGAAAACGGCCACCGTTACCCATCTTGCTGCGCGGATGGTCAGCGTGCCAATGCACGCGCCCATTGCTTCGCTGCATGTCATAGCCCAGCAGCAGGATGCGAGTGCAACCAAAAAAGTAGGCGAGCGCCACGGCTTGATGACCACTGTTCAGCCCGCAGTTGATTTCGGTGTGGCCTTTGGCGAGGTGCGCCTTGCCGGTGGCGCCGTAGACCCAGTTGAGCTTGAACTGGTCGCGCGAACGAGAGGCCACGGTCCACAGCTCGTTGCCCTTGAATGTGGTGGCAACTTCGGAGAAATAGTGAAGCCACCAGCTGTCGTCACAAGCGTAAAGAACATCGGCCCAAGTGGCGAGTCGAAACGACGTGTTGACGACGATCGCGCGCGCTTTGCCTCGGACATGGGCTACGTCCTCTTTCGTGAGCGAGGGCCCGCTGGCGATGCATACGCAGGTCTCGCCGCTCCATTGCCCGTACGCTCGCCCGATCTTCGCGCTGGAGACGGATCGAGCGGGCTTTCCGTCTCCGGATCTTTTGGGGCCGGCGGCACCATCATGCGATTGTTCTTCGGTTTCAGATCCGCCTTGTCCTGCAGCGGCTCCTTGGTGATGTTGCCCTTTTTCTCCATCTCCTCGGCATAGTCGGGCTCGCTCCAGAAAATCTCGCCGCCGTTGACCATGCCGTAGCGGGTCATGAATTTGGCCCGCGCTCGCACTCGAATGTTTTCCACGTTGAAACCTCCAGATACGAAAAGGCCCAGCGTGACGGAGAGCCGATTCTCCGCCGCGCCGGGCCGCTGTTGACCCACTCTGCGAGGACTAACCCATCAGGTGGACGAACCGCTCGGGAACGATCCCCAGATGATTGCGGCGGGGCGTGATACGGCCAGCGCCAACCGCTCTTCAGCGAGGATGGTAATCAAGTTGCGCACGAAATTGTCTTGATCTTCCGTGCTGACCAGGATCGAGGACTCCTGTCGGTCCAAGATCGTGACCGCCAACTTGAAGCTGCCGACGAGGAAATCCCCCGCCCCGAAGCTGTAGCACTGCGCCACCGGCAGGCCCCACACCATCGCCGGGATCGTGCCGGCGGGGTTGGAGAACAGGTACCGGTGAAAGCCGTCCTTCAACAGCTCGATATCGTGCCAATCGGTTGGGCTCAAGGCCACGCCGGTCGCCGGGTAGAAGGACAATTGCACCTGCAACATCGCATGCCGGATCACATCCAGCATTTGATCGCCGGCTTTGTTCAGGCCGGTGTTGTAAGCGGTGGCCTGCGGCACCAAGCCATGCAGGTGATTGGTGGCGCCGTCGCCAAAGAGAATCTCGCGCTCCTCGGCGAGTTTTAGACCGAAGGCCAGGCGCGAGTTGATCAAGGTGGCCAGCAGCGGCATGTCCGCGAGCGTCTGCTTGGATGCCTTGATGTAGTGCGCCAGGGTCGCGACCGCCACATTTTTTTGAATGTAGGTGATGTCGCTCATCGGCTTCAACGCACCTTCCGATCCCTGGTAGCCCGCGTTATCCGTGAACACGTTCTCCTGCACCCAGATGATCATGTTGGTGTCGGTCGTGCCCTCCGCCAGCAGATCGCGAATCGTGAGCGGCTGGAAGTTCGGGATCACCGGAGTCGGCAGGTACTCGGGGAAGATGCCAGGCCCGCCGCTACCGGGCAGGTTCGTGATCGTCTTGGTGACGAAGCGCTCGGAGCTGCCTTTCGCGGGGCCGCGGCCGTCTTTGCCCAAGAAACCTTTGAGCTGCTCGGACTCGGTGAACAACTGGCCGAGAGATTTGCGCTCCTGCAATTGCGGCGCAGCCTTGGAGAGCACCACCAGCTTTTGCTCCAGCTCGAGGATGCGCTGGTTGTGGGTCTGCTGGGCTTCCTTCACCTCGCTGACGAGCTTGCCGCCATCCTTGTTCAGATCGGCGATCGTCTCCTTGAGCTTGTCGGTCACGCGACCGTTGTCCTTCATCTGCGTTTCAAACTCTCCGAGGGTCGATTTGACCTTGTCGAAGTGTTTTTCCAACGCCTTTTCGACGGCGGCGCGGACCTTGTCGTCCGACTCATCGGCGAGCGACATCGGGCCGCCGTAGTAGTAGCCCTCGCGCTCCAGGACGCGAGAGGTCGCCATATCGATCACGCCGCGCGTGATGATGAAGCGGGGTTTGTTGCGAAGTGCCATCGGTAAATCCTCCAGGGTAAAAAGTTAGAACTGCTTGGTTGCGATCAGATCAAGCACTGAGTCGAGCGCACCAGATTCGCTCCGTGGCGCGGACTTACCCTCGTCGGACTCCCTCCGCTTCAGGATCGGCGCGTAGCCCTTGCTCGCAATCTCAAGGGCCACGGTTTTCGAGAAGCCTGCTTCCCGCAGGAAATCCTCGAAGATTCGGATAGTGGGCAATGTGCCGTGGTGAAGTCCAGATTTCACCTCATCGATGAGCGCCTCGGTGTTTGCGGGGAAGGTCACCACCGAGCACTCCCATAGGTCGGCCTCCTTGACGTTCCAAATGCCGCCCTTCGGGTCGTAGTCCTCGTCCTTGGTGTTGTAGCCGACCGATTGACCGGAGATCGCGCCGGATTTCAGCAGCGCGTGCGCGATCTTCGCCTGCGGCACGTCCTTGATGAGCAGCTGCCCCTCGGTGTAGAGGCCCTTATTGTCCTCGCGCATCGTGGTGTAGGGACCCACAGGGTTCGCGCTCTGGTGCTGCCACAGCATCGGCGGGAGCTTGCCCTTGTCCTTCCACGCGGCGAGCGATTTGGTGAAGACGCCAGGCTGCATGACATCGCCTTTCAGATCGAGGTTGCCGTACACCGAGCCGTAGCCCTTGATGACGCCGGTTTCGTCGTCGATCGATTTCACGTCGAATGCAAAATATTTGCGCTTGTACATATCAGGCTGCCTTTGCGGGTGGTTTGGCAGCGGGGGGCTTCGCTGCCGGTGGTGGAGGAATGCCAAACGGTGGCTTGGTCTCTGGCGTCGGCGCCGCCGGCGTCTCGCCCAGTTTCTCGATCGGCACGAGGTTTGATTGCACGGTGAGCGCGTCGGCGTTCTCCTCCTCGCTCGGCGGCATATCGAGTTTCGAGCGGCCCTCGTTCCTCGTCATGATGCCGTTTTGCGTGTAGGTCGAGAGCATCGTGGCGCGAGCCACCACATCCATCGCCTGCAAATCATCGGTGTCGATCTTAAGATAGACGCGCGCGCGATCCTTCACCGCGACGAGCTGCGTGGCCACAGCCATTTCCCACTGGCGAATGTGCGGCCGAAGGGTCAACGCCTTGAAGCCTTCGATGAGTTGCTCGATACCAGAGCCCCAGGTGCTCACCGAGTTATCGCCGATCAACACCGGCGGCACGCCGAACCAGCGGCAGATATCCTCGACCGAGAACTTGCGTGACTCGATCAGCTGCACATCCTGCGGCGGCATGGTGAGCGCCTCGAAGCCCATGCCGGCCTCCAGGATCATGAAGCCGCTGGCATCCGGTCCGCCGGTGCGATAGTCGCCGAGCGATTGCTTCAGCACCTTGCGCTGTTCTTCCTTGAGCGTGCGATCGTAGGTGAGAAATCCCGATGTGCGCATGCCATTTTTGTACACCTCGGCGGTCGCCATGTCGGCGGCTCGCGCAATGCCGTAGCTCTGGCGCGCGTACTGAACTCGGGAGAGGCCGATCAATCCATCCAGAGTTCGATCGCGGGTGTGAAACACCTGCTGCGCCGAGTAATCCTCCATCGGATCGTTGGTGAGGCCACCGGGATAATATTTGTAGCGCAGCACCGAGGAGTTGGCGGTCGGCCGGTAGGGCACGACGAACTGCGAGAGCAGCGGCTCCACCATGATCACCTGGCCGGCGCTGCGATCGACCAGCGAATAGCCGTTGCCCCACAGCAGCTCATTCGCCTTCAAAAACTTCCAGAAGGTGATCGCATCCATGGCCGGATTGGGCATGAGCCCGAGCACCGTATAGAGCGGGTTGTCCACATCATCGAGGCCGAAGCCCTGCATGGTTTTCTTGCGCTTGAGGCAAAAGGGCAGGCTCGCGATCGTGTCGGCGATCAGCCAGGTGCAGGCCCATACCGCCGCGAGTTCCAACGAGCGCATCGGCGTGATGGCATCGCCGGTCTGCGTGCGCACGATGTTGACCGGCGGGGCCGACTGGCCGATCGCCGAGACGGGGTAGAAGCCATTTCGAATCGTGCCAGTGCCGTAGTCGAACAGCCCGTTGAAAATCTCGAAGGATTTAAAGCGCATTGTTTTGCCCGAACGGCTCGGCATCATCCACCGCCATCGCCGCGCAACCGAAGCACATGAACAGCGTCACGGCGCCGTCGATCTTGTCGGGGGATTTCAACTTGTTGGGCCTCACGTTCATGTTGGCATCGTAGGTGGGCACGACGTTAGCCATGTGCCACGTGAGCACCGGGTCGGTGCCGAATCGAAGATTTCCGTTGAGGTAGGCAGTCTCGCATTCCTTCATCGCCGGTGAGAAAGAGCGTGCGCCCTGAATGAACTGCATGAGCCCTTCGGGGAATTCTGGTGTTGCGACATCCACGCCTCCCTCGATCAGACCGTTGACGAACTGCGTGGCGTTCCACGGATCGTAGGCGATGATGCGTGGCTGAAAAGCGCGAATGTCGGCGAGAACCTCCCGCTGGATCTGATCGAAATCATTGGTGGCTCCGCTGCACAGGGTGACGTATCCGGCCTCGACCCACCCCGCATAATTCACCGATCGGCGCTCGGTTCGCTGCCTGACCGCATCCTCGGGGACCCAGAAACGGCCCCAAGTGTAGTAAAGGCCGTCGATAAACCACAAGATTCGCCAGGCCGCCATGTCCGTGGTACTCGCCAGATCGAAGCTCGCCCAGCACTTCTCGCCCTTGAATTGCTCGATGTTGAGCGGTGGCCCGCCGCAGCGCCGCCACCGCGTGAGATTGGTCCAGGAGGTCGCGGAGCTCGCGCGTCGATTCAACCGTTTGATCCGAAATTCGGCGAGCGCGCCTGGCTTATTGCGCGCCTCAATTGCTAGCTTCCGAGTCTCCGTGAGCAGGAGCGGGTTCACATGGATGAGCGGATTTGCTTTCTCCCACTTCACCTCGTCGAAGTCATCGTCGGCATCATCGAGTCCGTAAATCACGGCGAGATAGTGGTCCGCATCAATGGCCCCCCGCAGGAGGTTCTCCGCGAACGCGCGCTCCTCGCCCCAGGGACCGGGAGACTCGTAGCCCTCGGTCGTTGTGTAGAGCCAGAGTGGACACTTGCGAGCGCCCGCCGCGCTGCGGATGACATTGACCAGATCGTGGTTCTTGTGCGCGTGAATTTCATCGAGCGACACGTGGCTGGGGTTGAGACCATCCTGTGTTGACGCCTTCGAGTTGATCGGTTTGAAATTGGCGCCGATTTCGTAACGCACAATCGAGGACGCGAACACCTCAAGGTCAAACTCTTCCAGGAGATCCGGTTCTTTCTCCGCCATGCGCTTCGCGACATTGAACACGATGCGCGCCTGGCTGCCGGTGGTCGCCGCCGAGATCACCTGAGCACCTACCTCGTTTTCGAAGCAAAGGCAGTAGAGCATGATCGCCGCCGCCAGGGTGCTCTTGGCGTTCTTTCGCGCTACCGCGAATAGCGCCGCGGTGAATCGCCGGTTGCCATTGATGTCGCGAAAGCCGAACAGGTTCACCACGAAAAACACGTGGCTAGCATGCATGACTATGTCGGGCGAGTCCCAGCTGCCCTCGACGTGCGGGAGTTTTTCGATGAAGCGGCAGGCGCGATTCGCCTGGCCCGGTGAGAAGTAAAACGGCGGTCGCGGCTTCTGCGTGCGCTTCAGATCTTTCAAAAATCGCTTCGCCGCGAGCCGCACCCATTTGCAGTAACGCCGCTTGTCCTCGATCGCCGTCTCGGCGTAGGCGAGCGCGATCTGGACGAAATCCACCCCGCCGTCAGAGCTGGAGGGCCTTGAGGCCGGAGAATTTTCCTTTGCCCTTGGTCTTGCCTTTGACTTGGACACGGGTCCTCGCTGCTGGTGAGAAACCCATTTCATCGGACGCCGCGCGCATCGCCTTCGCCGCCTGGTTCATCGTGATGAGGAAGGGGTTGTACTGGAAGGCGCCGCGCTTGCCCGATGCGATCACCTGCCCCGACTCGACCACCTTGGCGTAGCTCGATTCGTAAAGCTCCTTGGCGATGCACCAGCGCTCGAACACCGAGGAGTCGAGTTTGCGCAGCAAGCCGGCCGGCACCAGCGGCAGAGTTCGCCGCCAAATCAGCTGCGCGCGCGCCGAGAGGTACTCGGGTGCCTCCAGTAAATCACCATCGGGCTGCGGCTCGTTTTCCGGTAGCGGCTTGTGGCCAGGGTTGCCGGCGAGCAGCTTTAAGTGCGTGGGTTTGGGTCGTGGGCCTGGCATCTAGCTGGAATCTACCGCAACGCGCAGAGAAATTCTGCGAGAGATACGCACAAATTGCAGTGGGTCCACATGTCTGGCACCGCGTTGCCACCGAAATAGACGAGCGGCCGACCGACGTTTTGCGCGAAGTGCCGCGTCCACGCCTGCATCGGCAGGCCGTTTTCCGGCCGAGAAAACCAGCCGGTGAAGGCGACCCGATCGCAAATGTAGGCCATGCCCTCGAACCAATCCGCTACTCGAGTCCGAGACGCCGGCGGCAACACGTCGGCATCCATGGCATAGCGGAAACTCGGCACCGCATCGCAGGTGGCCATCATCAAACCGCAGCCGGCGGAGACGAGCAGCCCAGAACCCGGGCGCTCGGCGCCGTAGTCCACGAAATCATCGACGGAAATTTTATACAGCTTGCTGAGCTGTTCGATAGTCAGCGGCATGCAGGCGGTGCGCGGTCTCGATGTCCATGGGTGGGCCAATGTACTCGAAACTCGCGATGTTGCGGTCGGTCGATCGAGTTTTGTTGAAGCGCGCGGCTTGCGCGCCGGTGTCACGTGCGGTGCGACCCGGCGCCCTGGTCATCATCCAATCCTTGGAGCGAATCGCCGAGGCGATCTCCGCCGGATGGCCGGTGTTGCGAAAGACTCGCTTGCCGAGCGCGCGCCACATGCTCGCGCAGTAGGTGATCAAGGAGCTTCCGATGCCAAGGCCCTGGAAATCCGGGAGGCAGACGGAACGGTGGCCGCGAACCGCAGAGCGATGACCCTTCAAGCGCCCGACAAAAGGCAAGTAGCTGTGAAAGGCGACCGGCATGTGATTCAGAAATGCGCAAAAGCATACGGCGCTCCGGTTCAAGTCCGCGGTCAGATAGTGATGCCGGGCGAAGATTCGCCAGTATTCGTGCCCGACTCGACGAACCTCCAGGCGGATTTGTGGACGTCGTTGAAGGGACCTCCATTGAAATTTCGCGCTCGCCGGCTCGTACATCCAATCAGGCTGCAGCCACTCAACGATATCGTAGTGGCACGATACGCCGACGAAGCGCGAGCCTAAACGCCTCACCGTTTTCGCGATGGCGCTGCTGCCGATCTGCGCCACCTGGCGATCTACCACCGAGGTGAACTCGTCCATCACCGCGAGGCTGTGATTCTCCGCCAGCGCCCTCGCCATCGTCACGCGGAACTGCTCGCCATTCGATAACACGCCAAAGGGCCGCAGCCAGCTCGGGGGTGAGCTGAATCCCACCGAGTTCAACATGGTAGTAATGTCCCTGATCGACATAGCCGATGGAAATGCATCCACGATCGCCTGCTCCGAGGTCCATGCGAAGCCGGTAACCATCGAGCTTGGGAAAAGCTCCGCCGCGATGGTCGATTTTCCGCAGCCACTCGGCCCAACGATCAAACCAATGTTCCACTCGCGATCCTCCAGCGGCAGATCGACGTCCCACGAGAGGGCCGAGCGCTCGGCCGGCGGCACGTCGAAAATTCCTTCCAGTTGCAGCACGCGCGCGGTGCGTCTGATCTTGGTCGATCGCTCGATGTGTGCCTTCATGTTTTTTCTCTCACCACCAGCTTGCCACCGCAGATACAGCGGCGCAGGGCGGCGCCAGCGATCGGCTGATAGAGCTTGCCGCACTTCTGGCAGACCAAAACGATGTTGGCGTGTCGATTGTTCGCATTCAGCGCGACAAAGCCCTGCATTCGAAGCCCTCTTCCGTGAGCCTGGTGAGCAGATCCGCCTGCGATTTCTCGCCGGGGCACTTCACGATCACCTGAAATTCAGCTTGGTAGCCATCCTCGGCACCGGTTTTTTGACGCAATTCCAGCGGCTTCAAGCCGTCGAATTCGCGCAAAGTGATGCCGGTTGCCTCCAATCCACCGAGTTCGGCGATCTCATTCAGCTCGGCGAAGAGCTTATCCGGGTCCCACTTGGACTTTCGAGCCAGCTGGTTGTCGGCGATGCGGTATTGCCGCTTCATCAGGTCGGACCAGCCGCGCGCGATGATAGCCGGCACCACTTTGTGGCCCAGGCGCGTTGCCGCCTCGAACCTTCCGTGGCCGGCGATGATCGTGCCATCGGCCTCCAACAACATCGGCATGGTCCAGCCGAATGTCTTCATCGACTCCATCAGCTCGAGGACTTGCGCCTCGGAATGGATCATCGCGTTGCGCTCGAAAGGTTTGATGCGCCTGACCGCCCACTCCTCCACGGTCGGCATGAACTTGGTCGATTTTTTTTTGGCAGCCGCCATCGAATTTCCCTCCAGGTGACCGGCGAAGCATCCCACGATTCCAAAATGCACGCGACCGTGGTTAAACTTGCCTCTCTCCGATACGCCTAAACGGAGCTGATACCCCTCCCGATCAAAACCGGCGATGGGGGCACTTCCCAACCCTCGTCCACCAAAAAACGCCTAAGCACGCGCTCCCTGAGGCGGACGGCTATAACTTCGGTACCCCCCTTGGGGTGTGCCCATGCCCCGTAGCCGCTTTGGCGGCGGAATCGCCCTCAAATCGCGGCTGGGCCGCCCTGGTGCCGTCTCCCACGGCGATCGTGGTCTTGGGCGCCAGTCGGTTCTCGCGCCAGGTCTTGGCGCTGTGGTGAGGCTTGCACATCGTTTGCAGGTTGGTCGGATCCAGGCGTCGGTCCGGTGCCACCTTGATCGGCACGATGTGATCGACCTCGTTGCCTGGCATTACCCGCGGCAGGCACTTGACACACCATGGGTGATCGCGAAGGTGAACGGCGCGAAGCCGTGCCCAGGCGGCGTCGTAGCCTAAGGCGGTGCGATTGGGTCGGTCAGGCCCGCCGACCTTGGCCTGTGGCGATTGCCTGACCTTGGTGGGTTTGAAGGTGGGTGGCCTTACTGGCACTGCGTGGCATCGTCAAGCGGCGTCATTATGGCGTTGCGATCCACCTCGATGATGGCAACGGTGATCACCTTGAGGCCATCGTGCCTGGCGTTGGTTTCGAAGTAGGGACCCACACGGCCATACACCATCGGATGCCCTGAGCCTTCGGGATCGGTGTCGATGATTGATCCATCGGCACTCACCAATGCCTTGAAGGTGCCAAAGAATTTCTTCGGCTCAATGATCACGACCGTGGCTTCCAACCATTGCGGGCGAGGCTTCGCATCACCATGGCAACGGCAAAGCCAGACTTCACCTGGCTCTGTTCGAACCGCATCAATCGCCAATCGAGCATCGCGGCGGTGGCGTACTTGATGCAATCGTCCTTGAAGCCACCGATGGTGGCGTGGCGGCCGCTCATGATCCATTCGCCTGACTTGGTACGGCGCATCACGATACCTTCGATTTCGACGGCGAGTTTGAGCGGCTTTGCCAAGAGATCGGCCTGCGGCGTGCGATATACCCAACAGAAATCGAACTTCCAACCACGATTTAATTTGGCGGCGAAGTGGTACTCTCTAATGAAAGCCGGGAGTCTCCTCTCCCGGCACTGGCGCGCGAACAGATCCGCCGCCGATTCTTCGTTTTTGGCCTTGAGATCCTTCTCGACCTTGCGGAGTTTGGTCACCTTCGTCCTCGTGGTTTCCGAGAGTCCGGTGAGCGGCAAGGTGGCATCGCCGATGTGGTCCCAATCGCCGCTCATACCGCCATGTCCGGATACTCGGTCATCGGCAGCTGCGGCTGAATGGTTTGGCCAAAGGTCAGCTGTTGCAGCCAGATCCTTTTGGAAATTCGGATCTGTTCGATTTCGGCATCCGTCAGTTCCCAGCAGGTGGTCATCCTGACCTCTGGCGCCGGCCCCATGTGGAACGGCAACGGCAAATATTCCTGCTGGTTGGCGCCGGCCACGCCGGTGACCTCGGCGAAGTGAACCGGCCTCATGGTCCATCCACCAAGATTTCAATCGGATCAACGCCGAGGCGAGTGCGCGCCGAGGCAATGAACGCCTCGGCATCATCGAAGGCGGCATCGATCGAAATGCCGGTGCCCACGGCGGTCTGTTGCGGATTGGAGATCCGCGCGTGCAGAAATAGCGCCGCGAGCACCATGGTGGTCATGGCCTCCACGTTGGCAAGGTCGTTGGTTTTCTTAGCCACGTGGCACCTCCGCAGGCGCATCGCCCGATGGGCAGTGCTCGTCGATGAATTCCTCGGCGGTGCGAGTAAATACCTCCTGGGTTTTCTGGTCCAACTCATCGAACCGTTTCACCTGATTGGCCGATGGGTGGTGCATGACCTCCAGATTTTTGCGCCACATGTCGTGAAGGTCTCTGCCAAGATCTCGGCGTGTGAGACCGGCCATTATTTTTTCCCCTTCTTGGCTTTGCGCGCGGCATGCTCGGCGGCGTGGTCGCGAATCCGAACGCGTTTTTTCTTCGTCTGCGCCTTGTACGGTCCAGCTTCATCGGCAGCGGTTGGGCCTGCCTGATCGGCGAGCGCCTGGTCAGCCTGGTCCTGGGCAATGGCGGCATCGGCGGACGCCGGCGAGCCTTCACCCAGCTCCAACTTACCCTGCGCCTCCGCAGCTTTTTCCTTCTCGGTTTTCTCCTTGAGCTTGCCGATGGACAGATTCAGTTTTTGGCTCATCTTCGGGCCGAGGTAGTCCTGCAAGTCCTTCATCGGCTCGGTCTGAATCGCCGAGATCGTCAGCTCCACCATGGTCATGCCGCCCACCTGCGGCTCGAGCTTGATGCCGTGAATGGTGGCGTCCTCCACGTCCACCTCGCGCATGTCGGTGCCTAAAATAAATTTCGCCTTGGAGTTGACGAAGCGGCCGAGCACCTTGATGCCATCGGTGATGCCGCCATACTTCGGCTCGAACAAATTGCCTTTCTCCTCGAAGTGATCGCGCCAGGCATCGGGCCGGCGCAGCACCGATGACATTTCATGGCGATCCACCAGAAAACACAGGACGATGTCGCAGGCGGTCTTGACCGCCTCGCCATGAAACTCACCTCGGACGTTGATTTTGGTCGGCATCGTCACGTCGCGCCGCTTCAGTTTCAGCATTGGAATCCCCTTCAAGTTGCTCGCCATAAAATCGGCCGAAGAATTGGCGAAAAGTTTCTCCGGTATAGGTCTTGCGAGGTATCACCTCGTCACCAATTTTGTTTGTCGTGATGCACTGGCGCACGCGTTCGCGCCGGTCGATGAATGTTGTAATGCCTGCCGTCATTGCGCCCAAGCGGCAGTAGTTCATTTTTTCGAGTCGTCGAAAAAGCCACGCCTCGATCACCCATTGTGGCGTCGAGACGTGGCTCTCTGGATCGGCTGGAATGTTACTTCGTGGCTTTCGCTGCCGCGGCTTCGGCATCGGCTTCCTTGGCTGCGGCATCAGCTGCGGCGGCAGCACCATCGGCAGTCGATCGGGCTGCATCAGCGGCCTTCTTCGCGGCGAGCTGTTTGGCCGATGGCGGTAAGCCGCGTTTTTGTTCCTTGGTGCGAGTGCCTGGCGCATGGTGCGGTTTTTCTTTAGCCGTCGCCGTCTTTGACGCCGAAGCTGCTGCCGTCGTCTTCGCCGGAATCGTCCCAATCGTTTTCGCCGGTGCCGCTGCCGGCGTCGGTCCCTTCGTCACTGTCTGCGGAGTCGCATCTGCCATGGTCAATTTCCTCGGTGGGTTTGGATGGTCGCGGCTTGGCTCGCTGTTCGAGATTTTTGCCGCTCCACAAACGATACGCCTCGGCCCACGTGCATGTCATGCCTGGGAATATTTCAGCCTGTAATCCCTGCCGGTAGATCGCCAGGCGCACGCGGTGATGTTTTTCGGCGATCGACACCGAGGAGCCGAGCTGCGCGCCGCCAACCTGAAAGGTGCGAATGAAGGCAAGCTCGATCTCCTCGCGACTCACAGCAGCCGATCCCACATCAGCCAGGCAATTGATTTTTGTTTGAGCGCTCTGTGCGTGCGAAGGCGATACAGGCGCCAATTCTCGAATTTGAAGCTGCCGATCACGATTAGGAAATGCCGGTGCATCAGGAGTTCCGATCGAAGCCGGTGAAATCGAAGGTGCCATTGGTGTCGATCGCCTCGACGAATTCCGAAGGGATCACCGCGTTGGGATATGGCGTGAGCTTGGCGAGCGGCCCTCGAAAATCCTGGTTGGTGATCCGCATGACGCCGATGTGAAATCGGCGCACGAACTCGCCGAAGGTAGCTAGCTCGTCCCCTTCGCGGACGTAGGCGGTGAACTCGACGACCAGTTCATTTTTGAATTTGAGCAGCGGCTGAAGCATGTTGGCGGCGCCGAATCCGGTTCCTCCGGATGCGAGGCTGCATCGCGTGGTGAGGCAGGCGAACAAACAACGGTTCGCCATGAAGGCAAGGTTATCGGCGGCGTCCTTCAGCGGCTTGCGTCGAGGCAGCATTGCCGGTGTCGATCGAGCGTTTTTCAGGATCTTGAGAATGTCCCAACACTTTCCGCTCGGTGGGAATTTCTCGGGCTGATTTTCGCCGCAACACCACTCCACCACGCGTGCGAACTCCACTAGCGACATTTTGGCGAGGCCCTTCCAGTACGCCTCGATCCGATCGCCGAGCGGCTTGTCATAGGCGGCGCAGAGTATTTTCATCTGCTCCTCGAACTCTGCTCGGTCAGTGCTTTGCATGTTTAGCTGCCTCCTCGGCCTCAAGTTCCTCGACAGTCTTGGCTCGGCGTTTTGGCACCGAGCCGTTGGCGAATTGCAGACCGGCATCCACGTGAGCCGCGTCTCGCAGAAAAAGGCTGATGTCGTCGTACACGGTGTGTCGATCGTTTTGTCCCATGTGGTGCTGCGAGTTTCGATAGCCGCTGATTGCCTCGCAGAGCGTCGCCTGATCGTAGGACTTGAGCTGACGGGTGATGGCGGCGTGCCGCTTCGGGTCCAGCTTGGCTCTGGGCTTGTTCCACACCATCTGCCAGTGGCGGAAAATCGCCTCCACCGGTCGAATCTCCAATTCGACAGGTAGTTCTGTATTGCCTTTACTTGTATTCAATTCACTTGACTTCTCTTTCTCTGTGTAGCGGTTTGCTAGCACGGCGCTAGAAATCAACCCGGAAGATCCGTTAAGTCCGTGAATTTCAATAAATTTCAGCTCGACAAGTTTGGCGAGACTTTCGGCGACGTCTTTTTCGCTCATTTTGAGGTGAGCCATCGCCTTGATCACCTCGGTCTTGGCAGGGATGGCGTTTTTGTACCTCGCGGCGATCAACATCAGGGCGCACATCACCAGTTTTGTGTGATCGTCGCCGAGCATCCAGCCCTCGCTGGTGAGGGTGTCCCGGTACAGCTTGATCCAGGGCGGATCGCGGTCGCGGTAGTGCTGCATTTCATCCCAACGCACGAGGCTGATTGTCGGATCGCTCATGGCGATTCAGCCTCCTCGATATGAGGCCACGGGTTAGGCCGCTTCGCGTTGTTCGATCGCGGTCTGCACCCGCGCTATCGCGGTATCCATCCATGTTTTCGCGCTCCTCAGCTCATCGAGCTTATCCAGCAGCTGGCCTCTTGTGAGTTCTCCGTTTCTGTCGCTGCTGACCGGGATGTCGTCGTGGCCGGTGTTGGTGAACAAGGCGAGCCAGCGCGCCTGCTTCGGCGGCATTTCGTTGCTTGATCCCCAGCGGGTGATCGCGGTCGAGGTGACGCCCAATAACACGGCCATGATTTCAGTGCCACCGAAACTTGTGAGTCTGGAGGCAAGCGTTTGTTTTGGCATTGAATATTCCCTAAACGGTCGAAGTCTGTTGTAACTGGCGCGGCGTGCAATCTAAACTGTCGCCGCCAGAATATGCAATAGAGGGAAGCCACTAATGCCGCCAGCCGGCCAGTCGATCACCTTGACCTTCGGCGCCGATGAGGCGCTGCACCTGATGGTGGCGCTGGACACGGCTCTGACCATTCTCGGCGTGCCAGAGCTGACCAAGGGATTGAGCGATGGCGAGATCAACGATGCCCAGATTCGATTTCGATCGATACGCAGCGAATTACTGCGCAAGCGCGCCGACGTTCTATCGGCAATCATCAGAGGAAAGTGAACCACAATGGCATACGAAAACTTAGACGCCGACCGCGAGGAGAGCACCGGCAAGGCAGTCGCTTTGTCCCTCGACTCAGCACGAGCCAAGGCGGATTTGGATCAGCAAATCACCACCGCAAAAAGCTACCCGCGTAGCCTGAAGCGCGTCAACGATCGCTGTATGAGCATGGCGACGATGAACGCTGATACCGCCGCCAGCATGATGTACGCGCTGCCTCGCGGCGGCAAAACGATCGAGGGACCGAGCGCACGCATGGCCGAGGTGATCGCCAGCGAATGGGGCAACAACCGAAGCGGCGGTCGCGTGGTCGGCGAGGAGGATGAATTTGTGGTGGCCGAGGGCGTGTTTCACGACCTTGAGAAAAACGTCATGGTCACGATGCACGTCAAACGGCGCATCACCAACAAGGAGGGGAAGCGATTCGATTCGGACATGATCGGCGTGACCGGTAATGCCGCGGCGTCGATCGCCCACAGAAACGCAGTGCTCAAGGGAGTGCCGAAATCTTTCTGGCAGCCGATATACCTCGCGGCAAGGAAGGCGGCGATCGGCGACATCAAGACGCTGGCCAACACCCGCGCCGAGGCGCTCGCCTACGTGCAGAAGATGGGCGCGAGTGCGGCGCAGGTGTTCGCGGCGCTCGGAGTGCAGGGAGAGGAGGACATCGACATCGAGAAACTCGCCACGCTGCGCGCCGTGGTGCAGGCGATCAAAAACAAGGAGCAGTCGATCGATGAGGCGTTCCCGCCGATCGATACGAAGCGTCCGGAGGCGAAGGGCAAGCCGCCCACCAAGGAGCCTGAGAAGAAATCAGCGAAAGGTGCAACGAAGAGCGCCAAACCTGAGACGAATAAGCCATCGGGTGCAACAAAGACGGCAAAACCTGCGTCGAAGCCGCTGACCCTCGATCAGCAGACCACCATCAAGGACAAGCTGCAGGAGGAGGGCATCGCCGCCACGCTGCTGTACGCGCAGCTGCAAATAAATTCGCTCGAGGAAATCGAAGCGGATCAGTACAAGGCGGTGTTAGCAAAGATTGACGAGCTTTCATCGGGTGGCACATGAAGGCGGCGAATCAGCCGGCGACTCCGAAAGAGGCGCATCCGGAGAACCTCGGCGCCGTGGCATCCGGAATCACGCAGCTGCGGGAGGCAGCTGCGAACCTCGAAAGCGGCAGAGCCACTCTGTTGCATTTTCATTCGAGCACCAGGCCGGCTGAGGCGAAGAAGGACGAGATCTACCTCACGCTGCGAATCCTCGTGGAGAAGCCGCAATGACCCAGCACAAGGAGCTTGGGAAAATCACCTTCGCGACATTCGGCGTGGGCGGCTACCAGGATTGCCAGATCGGCTTCTGGCTATCGCTCGGTGGCGAGTCGTGGGGAGTATCAACCAGCGGCGGCGGCGCCTGGGCAACGAAGCGAGGCGACGATGCCAAGTGGACCGAGGCAGATCGCATCGCCGAGCTGGGCAACGCCGCCATGAAATTGTGCGAGACGCTCAAGCTCGCCAAGAAACGGCTGGTGCAGGATCTGGTCGGTATACCTGTCGAGGCGATCTTCGAAGGCAATGAACTGAAATCGTGGCGCGTGCTCACGGAGGTTTTATGAGCAAGCGCAAATGCGTGCCGATCAAAATCGAAATGCCTGACGGTTCGATCGTCACCGGCCTCGGCACTGGCATCCCGACAGAGGCTGATAGGGTAAAGGTCCGCGATGCTCTGTTAGAGATCAGCGCCAAGCGCATGGACCCGAAGCGCGCCGAGAGAAAGGCGCGTACCGCTCGGCGAGCATCGTGCATCTGGCAGGACGATGGCGAAGGCAACCAGCTCTGCATGAATTGCGGCGAGCCGAAGCGCAAACACACCGTGTACGGCGGGGGCGAGGAATGAGCGCCATCGGGCGTTGGTGGTGCAGGTGGTTTCGTGGCCATAAGTTCATCGCCTCGCCCGGCTTCCCGAAATGGCATTGGACCTACACCTGCACTAAATGCGGCCAGCAATATCGGAGCTGGCAGTGACTGAACACACCGGCGCGTCTGACCAGCGCGCGCTTTCCCGTCGTGGTGCCGAGTCTGATGATCTCGTGGGCGGCGCCGCTCACGGATCGTTGGTGCGAGTCGGAAGTTGGTCATGATTCAGCTGAACGAAGCCACGCACGTCTACACCTTCAACGGACGGCGCGTGCCATCGGTGACTCAGGCGCTCTCCATCGGCGTCAATACCTTCGATTTCGTGGACCCGGATGTACTCGACCGAGCGCGCCGGTTCGGCAACCACTGCCACCTCATGACCGAGCTTTTCGACAACGGCGAGCTGAATGAGGACACGCTCGATCCGGAGCTGGCGCTATACCTGGTGCAGTACAAGAAGTTTCTGCGCGACAGCGGCTTTGTGGTGACAGAGACCGAGCGAATCGTGCATCACACCGGCGCGGGGTACGCCGGCAAGTTCGACAAGAAGGGCCTGTGGAAACGCACCACCTGGCTCCTCGATCTGAAATCAGGCGGCGTGCCTGTCACGGTGGGACCGCAGACCGCCGCCTATCAACGTGCGCATCCAGAGCCACCACGCAAGCGTGCGGTGCTGCAATTGATGCGCGATCGTTACCGCGTGCGGATCTTGGAGGACACCGCCGACTATACGATTTTTCAATCGGCCTTGAACTGGTATCGATTTCTCAACAAAAAATTCTCGCGAGGAACTAAAGATGGCAACGAAGAAAAAGGCAGCGCGGGCAGCGGCAGCACAGACGATCACCACCACCAAAACGGTGGGGCCAGATCCGAAAGAGGTAGAACGAATCGCAAAGGCGTATCGGCTGATCGCGGCGATGGTGGTGGAGGACGCGGATTCTTCTGAGTTCGCACAAACTCAGCTGACCGCCTACAAAAAACAGCGCAAGGCTCTGGAGGATGAGCGCCTCGACATCACGCGCGATCTCGATAACGCGAAGAAAAAAATAATCGCGCTGTATGCGCCGACGCTCAACACGCTGGATCTGCTGGTGGCCGACATCAACAAAAAGGTGGTCGCCTATGACGACAAGGTGCGCGCCGAGGCTGCCGAGAAACAGCGCGCGCTCGATGAGGCCAACGAAAAACAGCGGCAGAAGGATCTGGCGCTCGCCGAGAAAGCCGAGGCGCGTGGAGATACCGACAAGGCGGAGCAGTTTCGTGATCGCGCCGAGACTCGCATCGCCGAGGTGGTGGCGCCGGTGACGCATGTGCTCGCCGGCCGCTCGATGCCGGAGACCTTCAGCTACGAAACCGAGGTGATCGAGGAGAACCTCAAGCGCGAATACCTGATGCCGGATCACTCCAAGATAGGCAAGGTGGTACGCGCGCTCGGCAAGGCGGCAGCGGCAGCGGTGACGATCGAGGGGAAGGCTGATGCGATAAAGGTCACTAGTTCAAGGAGTGTGCGCGGATGAAAGACCAAGAACATCAGCAGTTGATCGATGCGATTCGCTGGCTCCGAGAGCATAAAATCGCACCAGCGAAACTCAGATTTTTGCTCAAGGAGCTGTCCATGGTTTCGCCGACCGAACACAAGGAGCTTTTGCATACGGCGCTCGCCTGCTTCGAGGCGCTGGAGATATCTGTCGATCGAATAAGACGCGCATTGGTTCTGCCGATGGCCACAGATTTTCGCTTGGATCTTGAAGCGGTGGTTTCATCGATTCAGGAGTTGATTGATGAGGTGCGCCAATGAGCCGCCCCTTCAATAAGCTTTCGCCGGCCGAGGCAGAGCGCCTGGCGCTGCTCGCCGAGGAGTGCGGCGAGTGCATTCAAGCGGTAGGCAAAATTTTGCGCCACGGCTTCGACTCTGTGCATCCGGAGGGGCGCGACGAGGGCCGAGATAACCGATCGAACCTGGAGCGCGAAATGGGAGACGTGCTCGCGGCGATCAACATGTCCTTCGCCGCTGGCGATACCTCTGCCGGAAACATCTACACGCGCCAGGCGGAGAAGCTGGAGGCGGTCAAACAGTATCTGCACCACCAGGGAGGGCGGCGCCGTGGCAAAGGATAGCCGTTTCTGTGTCTGGCGCCGCGCGCTGGCGCTGTCTCGCAATCGCTGGTATGCGCCATGCAGCGAGGCTCGGCTCACCGATCAGCGCAAGAACACCTACGGTGGGCGAATTGATACGTACAGTTTTTGTCCCTACTGCGGCAAGCCGCTGCGCAAGGAAGGCCAACAGATGGACATCGAGCGCGACGCGCCGGAGGCAGCATGATCAGCGTTCTACTTTCCTACTCTGAAGAATCTAAGGCGGCAGCACTGGCGGATGGCTTCAAGGAGCGAACGGTGCTGGTGAAGTGGGAGCCGTTCGGATCGAATCGGCCCGAGGTCAAAGCCCAGCGAGAGACGCAAATCATGCGAGAGGTTCGACCGAATCAGTTTTTCATAGGCGATTTTTGGGGAGCGGGGCCAGACTAATGGCGCGCGATAAAGACCCGCACCTGATGAGGGAAATCATGCTGCTGAAACGGCAGCTGGATCACACTCGATTCAGTCGCGATCATTACAAGGCGCTGATGGAGGAGCGCACCAAACAGCTTCAGCGAAAAAGCAAGGAATGTCGCCAGCTGCGCCGACAGCTGCGGCAGTTCCCCTTGCTCGAGGATGGCACGCCGTTAGAATCATCCGGGTGAAAGCCATCACCCTCCACCAGCCCTGGGCTAGCGCGATCGCCCTCGGACTGAAGCGATTCGAGACGCGCGGATTTCGATGCCACTACCGGGGCGAAATCGCGATCCACGCCGGCAAAACGATTGACGAGGCGGCGGCGCTGCGTCTCATGGCAGACGTTCCCATCATCGACTTCCCGCTGGGCGCGGTCATCGCGCTCGCCACGCTGACCGAGGTCTACCCCACCTGCGGCGGGCTGCTTGTGGAGGACGAGGAGAAGAGATTCGGCGACTGGCGCGCTGGGCGCTTCGCCTGGCAGCTCGACAACGTGCGCGAGCTGCGCCAGCCCTACCCCGCCCGCGGCTATCAATGGGTCTGGAGCGTCCCAGGGGCTCTCAGCGGGGCGATCCGCCGCCGTGTCTACTGAGCTCGCTTACAGCTGCGATCGCTGCGCCATGCGCTACCTGGCCACGCTGGGGGGCATAGCTGGCCGTCGCTGTATCTGCGGCGGCGATCTGCACGAAACGCTGCCCCCGGCCGATCGGCAGGCGGAGCTGGCGAAACTCCTTGACTCCGACGAGCCCTTAGAGTCCCTGCGCCCAAAGATCGAGCGTCTGCTCCACCGCCAATAGCGGAGCCCTGGGAACCCGTCAAGGAATATCGCCCTCTGCGCTGGCGGGGCGATCCGACCCCCACCCTGTACGTTTCTAACACCCCCGCGCTGCGCCCCTCTGAGAGCTTCTCCCTGCGTTTCAGCGGGTGTTTGACATACCGACCCCAGGACTGCCGATTCTGAGGGGTCGGACGGGTCTCCCGCCCGAGAAAAGCGCGCGGGGCGCGCATAATTAGCGCTCGATCAAACAACACAGCAGGAACTGAAGCCCCATGAACATTTTCACCGAGTTTACCGATGACCAGCTGCAAGCCGCCCTTGAGCGTGCGTGGTCAACCGCAGCGCGCGACGAGATCGAAGCCGAGATCTCCCGCCGCATGTCCGAGCGCCAGGCCGATAAGGTGCTCAGCTCATGAAGCGCTACCAGCTGCTCGCCATCGCTCTCTGCGCCATGTCCCTCGCCTTCGATCTGCACATCATCGTCAGGAGCCTCGCATGAAAAAGGATTACTCGATTCTCGTCCGCGACGCGGACGGACAGCCTGTCACCAGCTACACCTGTTTCGGCATGGCCGAGGTGCGCGAGCAGATCAAGACAGCTCGCGAGGATTACGCCCACTACGACGCGCTCCAGTTTCTCGTCTGCGATGACGAGGACGTGTGCGTCATCGATCGCACCTACCGTAAGCCCAAGGCAAAGAAA